TTTTTTCTAGTTGTGCTTTTAAGAATTCTATATTAACTTTGTTAGTCATATTTTGTTCTTGAGTTATCTCTAACTTCTCTGTTGTTTTGTACAAATCTTCTATCAACATGTATTGTTCCTGGTCCGTGGGCAGTTGCTCACTCTTCTTGAGAAGATCAGCTTGAAACAATTCTCTTGATGTCTCAAGAGATGTTAGTCTTTCCATAATCTCTGTGTATGCAAACACACCAGCTACAACGCCAGCGATGATCATTAGCATGTTTTTAACTGGCATGCTTACAGATGTATTTTCACTAATTTTCATTTTCTATTTTTATTAATTGTTCATATATTGCAGAAGTTAAACCAGGAGGAGCAGTTATAAAATCATGCTCACTCTTCACACATCCTGCTGTTAGAATAAATATAATTAAATATTTCATATTGGTGATACAATAACTGTTAATATAATAAAAGCTATGATTAATACTCCTGTAAAATAGTAGTTCATACTGGCACACTCCATATTATTTATCTTCTCCTAATAAAGTAGCTCTCATAATTAAAAAATTTTTAAAATCTGTTTCCATTTGTTTTATTTTTTCTTCCATTGTTTTAAGTTTATCGTTTGTAACAATAGTATTACCCTTGTTAGTTTCAATATTTAACAATAAATGACTTTGATTTTCTTGTAATCTAGCGATGTATCCTATTTGATTTTTTAAATGAGTATCGTTTATTATGGTGATGGCTGCTTTGTTTTTATTAATAGTCTCTGTTAGACTTACAATGTACTTAACTCCTGTGAATGTACCTACTATAAGAGAGGCCACTACAGGAACCATTACTACATTTTTCTTTAACAAATCTATTATGTTCATCTAACATCCTTATTTTTTCTCCTCAATTTCATAAAAAAAATTGTCGGTGTCTTCTGTTTTCCATGCGCCAGTGTCTTCTACATTCCACTCACTGGTCTGTACTTTCCAGTCAGGAATGTTGTCCTTTACTGTAAAAGAAGGCAGATCCCAAACGCATCTGTTATTGGGTTGGGCTGCATAATTGCCGTCATTTAAGGCTATTATGTGTGCACACTTGTGTTCGTGTGGTATTTCTGAATGATCAGAATCTATTATATTACCCTCTGGATGAGCCCAGTCAACAGTAAATAAATATTTACCATGATGCCATTTCTTGTCTTTACCTATGTATTTTCCAGATGAGGCTGTTAAAATATTCCAACTAGTAACAGCAGGATAATAACTAAAAGAATTCCAAAGCTCCAATTCGTCAAGTCTTCTTTTTGGTACGTCTTCGATTTTGAAACCGCGTTGAATAAAAGCACTAAGAGGGAGGCGATAAAAGATTGCGCCATTTTCCATAAGTGCGTGCCATAAGATAGCACGACCCCCCAAAGAGCTAAGACCAAAGATAATGCAGTCTTCAACTTCTCCATGATGTTTTTTAAGGTCATATAAATACTCCTTTTTTATTTGCGCGTATTGTACAGGAATA